TCAATTGACCGAGGAAATGCGGTACGAGCCTTCTAAAACTGAGACGAATCAGGAGCAAGCGCAATGACGATAAACCTCACGAAACCGAATCGACGTGGACCGGGAAGACCCAGAAAGGACGGTTCCTTAACTGCAGCTACTAGCGTAGTGTTCCGCGATGAAGCCGCTACAGCATTCATTTTGGAAAAAGAAAAGTACGAGGCAGACCTACCCTACAGGTTGACCTACGCACAATTTCTGGATGTGCTGTTGAGTAACTTCAACGGATAGGACTTGCGGGGCATCCAGTCACTGCAATGGTGACTGGTATGTCCCATCCCTGTAGTCGTATTTCAAGTCAACACAACCAACCCTGCCGCTCTGTTTAAACCTTATCTTCTTCACATGAATCCGAATATCGTCGGACCCTTCCGTGAAATCCCTTTCCACAATCAGAATGTTATCCGCCTTGTTATAAAAATTAGCTGACCCCGCAATGTCGTATGGCTCCGGCACAGGGAACGAGCCATCTTGATTGCGTCGTAACTTCGCAGGATGCGCCACAAGAAAGATCGAGCATTCATTGACTGCTGCCCACCGTTTTAACGTTGCGAGCATTTGCGACACATACTCCGTCTCGGTCCACCCACTAGGTCTACGATGCTCAAACTCATTGTACGGGTCGAGGATCAACCCGCGCACATTCGGGTATCGCTGCACGCACGCGGTAGCATTCTCCAGACACCAGTCAAAGGTCGGAGCCTCATCATCTGAGCGTATCCAGTAGTAATGATCACTGATAAATCGGACGGCACGCTCCCACTCGTGGTGATCCATCTTGCCACCACCCTGAGTATCCCAAGCAGGTTTGCGGATGTACTTAGCTGCCAGCTTATTGATGTGTTCATCCACTGGGTTCTCGAAGGAACAGACCGCAAATCTCCAGTCATGTTCTTGCGCTAAGTTTAAACAGATTTGATCCATGAACTCGGACTTGCCTACACCGGGTGCCCCGCTGATGATGTTCAGTTCACCCGGCCTCACACGGTAGTTGCCATCCATCGCAAAAATACCCGTGCTGACCCCGCGCTTGACCTCACCATTGAGCAGTGCGAACGCATCATCTGCATACGCCTTCGTTTCATGTAGTGCTTTGAGCGGCCACGGTTCTGCAGCATCCACCAGCTCGACCAACTTATCCCGGCCATAACCTATGAACACGTCATTCGCGTCCTTGCATCCATCAGGCCACTCAACGCGCCAGCATCTTGTCCTACCTAACCTACGCGCCAACTCATTCCGCATGGCAAGCCCTGCGTCATCACCATCCGTCAGCAGAACTATCCTTTTGAAGCTGTTGAGATCGCCGTTCAACTCATCAATCCACGCCAGCTTCTTGTCGCTGGCCCCATCAGGTACGGATGTGACGTTCGTCATCCCGGCTTCAAGGCAAGTCAGCGCATCGACCTCACCCTCTGTGATGATCAGGTGTTCAGCGGTCGTGTCTACGAGATTCCACAAGTAGGGCAGTCGATGACCATCCTTGATCTGGCTAAACTGCTTATCTTGGGTACGGAATTTGACGTTGATGGTCTTGCCATCTTTGTCTCGATGAACGAATGCAATCGCATTGCGCTTTTCGCCAGCGATAAAGGCTTCGCCAGATTCAACCCCAGCAATATCTAGTGTTGCCGCAGATATTCCACGCTTGGCAAACCACTGAACAACGCCATCGCTCAGTTCTTCGTTGAGGTCTGGAATCTTTGGTGCCTTCCTCTGCACGTTCTGTTTAAACGGGCTTTTCATTGTGTATCTCCAGAGGTTGCCGGTCCATTCGCAGTGATGGCAGCGCCATTGCGCTCCGTCGCCGTCGATAGATACCGACAAACATTTTTCAGTTCGATTCTTTTTTCTGGTATGGCTGCACTGTGGGCACAGTATCTTGCTTTGACCCTCTCGGAGTTCAGAGACAATAAAACCCAGTTGTGCGAGCTGTTCGTAGAAGTCGTTGCTCACGGCAGCGTCTTAAATTGGACAGATCCATCCCTGTTCAACTTTCGGCCACTTTCATCTCTACGATTTTCCATTGCCATTTGGCGGTCCTGCTTGGAGAGATAAGCAGAGGTGCTGAGGAACCAGCGTTTGCGGGTAGAATCTTCTGCGTCATACGTCAGCCAGTCGTCACGACTCTGCAGTACGGCATCGAGATTCGGGATATTTTTGAAAGCCTTCTCCCAGCGTGCGTAGTCTTGCTCGCTGAGTTTTATGGTGTTGCCATCAAATCGGTGCGTCATTTTCTTGGGGTTCCTTCGTTGCGATAGTGAATTGTTCTATGTCGTAATGATTCACAGGTTCCATGTCCTGCCCATCACTTCGATCCTGACGACCACCCCATGTCGTCCTCACGGGTGGGTGATCGAAATCTAAAAATGCAATCGTTCCACAGGTCCATTGCACGATTAAAATTACACTCAATCCGGTAGCGTTGGCAAGTGATTTTGCATCCGCCACCTTGTGGGCAGAGACAATGTAGGTCGGATACCTGCCGTACTCATGTGTGCGAACCTTTATTTCGCCAAATCCGCTGACCTCATTTTTATCATCGGTAAAACAAAAATCGACGGGATAAAACTCTGGGTTTTCACGAGCCACAACATCCCATAGATCAGCCACTCTCTTGGCTACATTTCTTTCTTTTTGTTTATCTCTTTTTGATTCGTATTTTATTCTCATATATTCCTTTGTTGCATAATAAATAGAACTGGTGGTGAAAGTTAGACGCTCCCCCCAAACCCCCCTCATTTGAGAGGTGGTTGGGAAGAGAGTCTGGTCAGAACTGGCGGAGCCAAGTCAGACATTGCCGCTATATTTTTTTACGCGCTTGCGGCCTTACCCCCTGCGCTTGCTTTTTTAAAAAAACACAGGTCTAATTCGATTGTCAACCTCGTTTGACAACCTTTGTTGCGAAAGGTGGGACCGGCTCAACCTCTCATCGTCCTGTTCACACGGAGTTTTTTCTCTCCACTTGCGGATGAGCCGGTCCCTTTTCATCCCACTCAATCTCTTGTATCACGATCTCTGCTCTCGGGTTTTCTTTGTCCAGATACCGGCAACTGCTTATCTGTTTAAACTGTCGATCATTCGCATAGACCAAGCCCTGCAGTGCGTCGAGCAATATGCTGGGATCTAAGTCTTGTCGTCTGCTCGGGTAGTAGATATCCGCGTGAAAAGATAAGTCACCCTCAAGCATGTCACGCATTTGCTGAACTTGGGATTGGACTGCTTTTTCGAAGTCAAGCGCGGCCTTGCTCTTGATGAACCGGGGCTTCCCGCCAAACGTGACCAGTCGTCTGCTGTTCGCCTTCGACTGAGCAGTGCCGTGAATAATTAAGTTGACAACCCGTTTCATATTGTGTTCACATAGTATCACGCCTTTCGCAACAGGGTATCACATGAACTACACGAACGAATTAAATCTCCCGGCACCTCTCGCTGCTGCGTTGAAGAAAGACACATACAGCCGGGGCGATGCTGCATACTCCGCGACAGGGTTGTTACGCCCACCAAGGATGGCGGCTCTTTTCGATGATCCCGACAACATCATGTTCAGAGACGTGTCCGAGAACCTCTGGACATTGTTCGGCACTGCCGTGCATTCCATCCTAGAGAATTCAAAACATCCAGACTTCATCACTGAGGAACGCCTGTATTGCTCTGTGAGCGGCGTTAAGTTATCAGGGGCCATAGATGTCCAGCACATACAAAAAGACGGTACGCGGGTCTTACAGGACTATAAAACGCGCAAGGCATATGGCGTGATGAATAATGACAGCGACGAGAAGCAGCTCAACATCTACGCCTATATCGCTCACAAGAACGACATCAAGGTAAGCGGCCTTCAAATTATAAACTTCATAAAAGATTGGAACCGGCACGAGGCAGAACGTAAGGCCGAATACCCACCACAAGACATCTATATTAAAGACATCCCCCTGTGGCCTCTGGAGCAAACTGAGGCGTTCGTGAAAGAGCGTATCGCCGCACATGAAGAGGCTAGGGCTGGCAATCTACCTGACTGCACCGACGAAGAACGTTGGTTGCGGGAAGATAAGTTTGCCGTGATGAAGGCGAAGAGGGTACGCGCAGTGCGTGTGTTCGATTCGCAAGAAGAAGCGGAGACATTTATTGCCGCTCAAAAAGACGCAGCCAAGCACCACATAGATCACAGAAGAGGCACACCCACTCGGTGCGAGCAGTTCTGTGATGTGGCCGATTACTGTGACCAATTCGCAACGTTTAAACAGGAGAACAATAGTGAGTGATAAGACACTCGTAGAAGCATTGGCAAAGGCCCAGTCTGAGATGGATGCCCCTGTCAAAGACAAGAAGAATACTCAATTCGGATCGCTGTACGCTTCGCTTGGCAGCATTATTGCAGCCGTCAAGCCAGCATTGAACAGTAACGGAATCGCTTACGTCCAACGTTCTTTGCCTACCGAGGATGGCATAAGCATCGAGACAGTATTCTACGGGATGGGGGAGACGCTGGAGACCGGCCCCGTTACCATCCCTGCCGCAAAGATTACGCCTCAAGGATTTGGGAGTGCGATGACATACGCGAAGCGGTACAGCCTTGCGATGGCGTGTGGCGTGGATGCCGACGAAGACGACGACGGCGAAGTAGCGGAAGTTGAGCAAGCCAAAGCACCGATAAGGAAACCGACCGCAAAGAAGCCGACCGCAAAGAAGGAGTCGGCATTGAGTAAGGCGATCAATGTAGCCGACTTTGCGGCAGCGAAGGAGAAACTCTTGGGCGAGCTTTCCCTGTGCAAGAATGCGGAAGAGGCCAGTGACGTGATGCGTAAAATCTTTCCAAAGATAAAAGCCGACTACAGCAATGAGGACAGTTGGTCCGATTTTGCGGCGGCAGTGAAAGCGAAGATCGAGGAGATCACCAGCCAAAAGAAAATCGAAGAAGAAAATTCAGACATACCCTTCTAACAACTGAGGATTTTGAGACATGGATCAAGATGACAATGGACGCACCTATGACAACGAAAAGAATGGTTCGATTTTCCTAAACGAAAGAAAAACGGAAGATTGGCACTCTGATTTTCGCGGAAATATCGTGGTCGAGGGAGTCGAATACTACATCAATGGCTACAAGAACGTTTCTAAAGACGGTCTCACGCCGTACATAAAGATACAATTGAAGGAGAAGGTCGCAGGTGCGAGAACTGCTGCGACGAAAAAGTTGATTGAAGATACAGACTTTTCTGAATTTGGATTATGAGGTGAACCATGAGTAGAACCAAATCCCGAGTGATGGAGTTGAATGACAGGTTGAGCGAGGCACAGGTCGCGGAACGCACTGCACGTATTCGTATGCGTGAAATAGGTTCGCGCATTTTGCGGCTGAGGGAGATGCACCATCTCGACATAGACGATCCTGAAATGCTGACGGAGATTGATGATCGGCTCGCCATATCATTGGAAAGAGTTGATCAATTAGAACAGCTCTACGAGATCGGCAAGGAGATTGGTTCACGGTTTGAAACAGAAAAGCTGGTCTAAGAAGCTACGCAGTAGGCGATACCTGCAGCTTGTCCGCGATCAGGGATGCTTGATCTGTTATCGGCCAGCACAGGCTCATCATCTGACATTCGCAGACCAAGATGGTTTGCGCGGCATGAGGCGGACAGGCGATCAGTATGCCGTCCCCCTCTGCGACGACCACCATAGAAATCTTCACAGCTATGGGGCCGAAAAGAGATGGTGGGCTATGGAAGGGATCGACCCGATTGCGTGGATTGAAACGTTTAAACAGAACGAAGGCCGTGGCTTTGAGAAGGAAGACGAAGAGGAATAGCTAATGAATGGCGAGGACATTGCTGAGAGTTTTGAGGCCAAGAAATACGCATACCGTCAGACAAAAGACGGCATGGTATTGTCATTTGTACTGCACCCAGATGACGTGCCAAGTGAAATGGCAGTCGCTCCCATAGGGCAACGATACATGCTCGCTTGTGTGCAGATAGATGATTACGAGAATCCCATCAAGCCTCGCGCCGTGACGGAAGCAGAGAAGGCTTTAGCAAAGGCTAACCTTATTTGCAGAGACGACTCATACATAGCGTGGGCTAGGACTAACAGCCATCACTGGGATACGGTCGATGAGACGTTAGAAGATGAGGAATACGCCGCAGAAGTTATCCGACTCGTTTGCAGGATAGGATCTAGGGCAGAATTAAAAACTAATGCAGATGCAAGGGAACGTTTAAACGATCACTTGATGGACTTTCAGGAATCGGTCGGCGCATGAGTTGGTACACAGATAAGTTGAAGGCTCTGCGATGCGACCAGAACTTTTCTCTCAGTGAGATATCACGGAAGTCTGGTATGAATCGTAGCTACATCAATCAAATAGAACTGGGCAAGAGAAAGCCCAGCTTTGAAACGGTGGAGACTCTTGCCAAGGCACTCGGGGCGAAGGTGTACATACAGCTAGAGGCTCCAGAGGCACCTACTGCTATGTCACCAAGAAACAAAAAACACACCTCGATTGCGAGTCGTTTTTACAAGGACAATATAGATAATTGAATTCGGGGGTACTCCCATCAGGCGAGTGCGAGCGTCAGGTGTGCGTGGAAGCTACCTTCCACCCCTAGCAAGAGAAATAGGTCGAATGAAGTGGTCGCCCCAGTTGATTTTCACACGGCCCAATTCGACCGACTCGCACACTTTTTACTTTTCACTTTGCAACAAAGGTAATTAAGCATGAAGAAGTCCAGCAAATTTATACACCCAGACTTCGCTTATCTAATGGATACAAGCGAGGCCATGATTTCTGTTTTTTCCAAAACGTTTCTCGGTGAGAAAAAATTGGTATGTCGTATCCCTATACCTGACATCACGGGCAATGTGCTATGGACAACCCAAAGTCTACCAGCGGACAAATACGTCCCCGGCGAAAATGGGGAGAAAGGCGAGTGGGTAGTCAGGGAAGGCTGGGTGCGAGCAGAGGGAGATCCAGAACTGGGCGAGCATTGGGTGCTTCCAGAGTATGAAAAAGATGGGATCAAGTACTCAGAAAAAACATATATCATCGAGGACCGTGAACAATTTAACAGAAGACTAGCGAAGGAAACTGATAAGAACATTTCAAAAATTATGGCCGCTGCTAAAGCTGTACAGGATATGTATAGAGATTGCGGGGGCATTCCTGATGAAGACTATGTTACTGTAGAGGTATCTATTAGCGTTGATGGTGCTTTCTTTCCCTTACCTCTTGGCGAATAGAATCTTCAATTGTTAGCGTTGGAGAAAGATGACCACAACGTGGCTGTTGAGAGCTGCGTTATAACGCCGCTCCCCCCGGTAGCGGGGTCAAAACCGGGGATCTATTCTACTATCCTTTCCCAAACTTCTGCTTCTGTCCCTTCGGTGGGCTTTTCCTGCTGCCACCCTTTCCCGCCCAAAATACTTTGTCAGCCCAGAAGGCGGCAGATGTTTTGCCCTTCTTGATGTTCTTAGCATGTCTGGACTTGAATGCCTTTCGAGCTTCCGGGGAATAGTTATGTCCCATCTTCTGATCACCAAAGCGGATGATCTTCATCTTCTTGCCATCGCGGACAGCAACCACGCCTTTCTTTGTAGGGTGGCTCGGCGTTTTCTTCGGCTTGTTTAAACCAGTTAAGCCGACCTTCTTCAGTCTTTTCTTTTCGCCTTCCGTCAAACTCATTTGCGGTGCCTCGCCGTCTTCTTCGCTATCCGCTTGGGCTGCTTAGAATGTTGCTTGCCTTTCTTTGTGTCAGCACGTTTCTTCCGACTCGTTGCCGCATACTCTTTAGAGGACAATGACTTGATTGCCTTCTCTGGCAAGTATCGCTCGCCTGTTGCCTTCTTACCCTGAGTGCTGGGTTTACCTGACTTCGTTCGCCACTTCTGTTTTGTCCATTTCTTTAGGGACTTCTGTGACTTTGACAAAGCCATTAGCTTTTTCTCTTTTTATCTTTTACCCGCTTGAGGTCAGCGCCTGTGATCTTTCTTCTCGGCGGTGCAACAGCAGCTAGTTTCTTCTGCTTAGGTGTGTACTTACTAAATGGCATAACGTTTCCTCACTTGTATCCGCCTCCGGCTTTCTTGTAAGCCTTCGCCAGCATCTGAGCTTTTCTTGCTGACCACTGTCCCGGCTTACCGCCCTTACCTCCAGCCTTGATACGTTTAAACTGGCGCTTCCTCATTTCGGGCTTTGTGTAATTACCCGCTTCATTAACGCGAGACTTGCTCTTTTTCTTCTTTACCTTCCCACCTTTTGCGTAGCGTTTAAACATTCATGTATTCCCCGCTACGAATCATGTAGGTGACTTCTACTGCCCTGTTCCCGACTTGCTGACTCCATCGGCTGTCCATAAATTCATTGGCAGCTATATCGTATTGACCATGTGACATGGCCTCTAATGCGTTTACAAAACTACGCAATCGGGTCAGTCCAAGATTGAAGGCTATATCTATCATCGCATCACGCCGAGCCTCGTTTAGCTCCGAGAACCAAGGGAAGTTACGAGTCAACTCATCTTCCACTCGCTTGATGTCATTCACCAAAAGAAAATCGACCTCATCTTTTGACAGCCCAAGCCCACCTTCGGATATGTTTCGACCAACGCCAATGGTTTCGTAGCCCTCGCTACAGACGTACACCTTGTAGCGTACACCTTCATGTAGCCTCAGCATTTCAACGAGCTTGCTCATTTCTCCCTCGACACATGATTTACTTTTTCATACGAGCGCATCGCGCCAAGACCCAACATGCCCATCATCACTGGCACGAGTAATGTTGTGTCCACCTCTGGAACCTCTATCCAGATGGAAAGGACATTAGCAATGATGGTGTTGTATAGCAGCCCGAGCATACACACCCAACCTATGGCCGGTCGCCATCCAGCCACGAACAAACTCTTGTGAGCAGCCTCGACCTTGTTGATTTCCAACTGGCCTTTGAGTGCTTCGAAAGCATGTCGCTCCGACATCGTTGCAATTTCGTGGGCTAAAGCATTTTTCTGGTCTTTGTCCTCGATGAATTTATCAAGCAGACCAGATACCGGACCTATCAATGCGTTAACGATACTCATTGTTTTGCACTCTGCCTCTCGGCTCTTTCATCACGGAGTTTCAGTCTTCTAGTAACTCTATTTGCTGTGGCGGCTGACTTGATTATAGCTTCTCGCTGCAATCTAAATCGCTCTAGCACCTCAAGGTAAGAATTTATTCTTCTGCGTTTCTCTTGGTTTGAAAGAGTCTGATCACGCCTCAGCCGGTTTATGCCACTAATGATGTCGCTCTTTTCTCGGTCTATGTATTCCAGTGAAAGGCGTATCTGGAGAGGGTCTAAAGCGATAGCGTTTAAACCAATCATTCTAAAGATAGATTGAGATAACGTATCGGGAGCCACGCCGTTAGGCTTCACGTCTCCCTTCAATGCAGTGTTAATCTTCGACACTGCACCGTATTCCGTATTCAAGAATCCCGGCAACAAGTATTGATTTGCTGCCCAGAACATAGCATCAGTAACCTTTCCTCTGTTATAGAATGGACGCTCGATAGCGTCAGCTATAAACAAGGGGTCAGTGGGATTCACAATGGGCCTTTCCGTAAACGAATCTCTGTTCATCGTTAAGTCATACAATGACCATCCGGGGCCACCAAACATTCCTAACGTGGTAGCAATATCTTTTAACTCCACGCCTTTCTCTGCAGGATCTGCTACCCCAACAGCTTTTTTGCCGCTGATGTAAGCGCCGTTGATAAGGTTGGTAAAGGAACCCCAAGGGTATAGGTATGATGTATCTAAGAACTGCAATCTGCCTTCAGCATCTCTTGCTGGCAACGGAATAAGGCCGGGGTTGCCCCTGATGTAATCAGGCATAGATGTTTTAATGGCCTCG